ATGATGATGAACGTATCACCTAGAAAAGCTATGGGCATGATGGGCGGTGGAAACATGGTGAAGAAAAAAGCCAAAGGTGGAAACATGGTCAAAAAGAAAGCTATGGGCGGCAAAATGATGAAGAAAAAAGCTGGCGGTAGCATGAGAAGAAATAAAAGAGGCTAATGCCAACTTACGCATCAACAGCTAGCTTTGATCTATCGATAGATGAAATTGCTGAAGAAGCATATGAGCGTTGTGGTTTGCAAGTTCGTAGTGGATACGATTTGCAAACTGCAAGACGTTCATTAAATCTTTTATTAGCCGAATGGGCTAACAGAGGATTAAATCTTTGGACAATACAGCTACAAGAAAAAACAATTGCTGCAGATACAACAAGTTTAACTGGCACTAATTTATTTGGATCAGGTGCTAACGATAGTCAACAAATAGTAGACATTACAGATGTTGTTATTAGAGATAGCAGTAATAGTGATTTTTCTGCAACATCTATAAGTAGATCAACATATTTAAATTATGCTGTTAAAACAACCAGCGGACGACCATCTCAATACTACTTTGAGCGTACGATAAACCCAACACTATTTCTATATCCTGCAGCTGATACAACGTATACTCTACGTTATTACGCTCTTGTTCGCATGTTTGATTCTGGTGATTACACCAATAATGCTCAAATCCCTTTTCGTTTTCTTCCATGTATTACAGCAGGTTTAGCTTATTACATTGCTATGAAAAAATCGCCAGAAAGAATTGGACCATTAAAACAAATTTATGAAGACGAGTTTCAAAGAGCAGCAGCTCAAGACGGAGAAAGAACAAGTTTATTTTTAACACCTAAAAATTATCTACCTGGAGCATAGTCATGGCCAAGTATGCATCAGGCAAATTTGCACAAAGAATATCTGATAGATCAGGAATGGCTTTTCCTTACAATGAAATGGTCAAAGAATGGAATGGTTCAGTTGTGCACGTGTCAGAGTTTGAAAGAAAACACCCTCAATTAGAGCCTTTACCAATTGTAAATGATCCTCAAGCTTTAAAAGAGTCTAGAGGACAAATAGCAAATTCAACTTGTTTTGTTGGTTTGATTGGTGTTAATACTAATAGATTTGCTAGTGTGGGTATGCAACCTAAAAAGGATGCAAAAGAAACAAGATTGCAGAGCTTTGCAGGAAATGTTACAGTGAGCACATCATGACTGATTATTCTGATTTATTGTCCAATGTAAGAAATTATACAGAAACAGATTCTAATGTTTTATCTGACTCTATAATTAATCAATTTATAATATCTACTGAAGATAAATTAAGAAGAACAGTCGATCTTACATATTATAGAAGATACGACACTGCAACACTTACTGTAAACAACGCTTTTTTACCGCTTCCTGCAGATTGGGAGGCAACTAGATACATACAGTTGATAGATGGATCTGATAACAGAACATTCTTGATACAAAAAGATATTTCGTTTATGAACGAATTTGCGCCAAATAGGACATCAACAGGGGCAGGTACTCCCAAGTATTATGCTGTTTATGATGATGATACACATATGTTGGCACCAACCCCGAACGCTGCATTAACTGTGGAGCTCGCATACACGTACAAGCCACCTGTCTTGTCCAGTACGACAACATCGAATTGGGTAAGTCAAAACGCTCCAAACGTGCTTTTGTATGGTTGTGTTTTGGAGGCACTTGGATACTTGAAAGGTCCTGCCGATATGATACAATACTACGATAAAATGTATAATCAGTCTGTACAGGCTCTAGCCGCATATGAGATGGGGCGTGACCGTAGAGACGAATTTCGAGATGGCGTTATTCGTATCCCTCTCGAGTCTAGGAACCCATAGGAGATTATTATGGCAATTACACAAGCTGTAGCTAACAGTTTCAAAGTGGAGATCCTGAAAGGCCTACACAATTTTACGGCAACGACGGGGAATACATTTAAACTAGCGCTATATGACAACGAAGCAACTTTAAGTAAATCAACAACTGCTTTCCAACAAACTGACGAAGTAGGTGCATCTGGCACTTATGCGGAAGGTGGAGGAGCATTAACATCTGTAACACCAACTTTATCTGGCGATGCAGCTGTTTGTGATTTTTCTGATATATCATTTACGAGTGCAACAATTTCTGCACAAGCCGCTGTTATCTATAACAGCTCTACTGTATCTGGTTTAACTACTAACGCAGCTGTTTGTGTTCTTGATTTTGGTGCTGTTAAAACTTCAACTTCTGGTACGTTTACAATTACGTTCCCAGCTGCTGAGGCAACTGCCGCAATATTGAGAATAGCATAGGAGATAGAAAATGGCCTCTCTTCAAGGATGGGGCCGACAGACTTGGAACTCAGGCGCATGGAATAGCTTTGCGCCTGTAAGTGCTACAGGGAATGGCCTCTCTTCATCTCCAGGATCGCTTTCACCTACAGGTGATTGTAATATTACCCTTTCGGGGATAGGCACAACTGCGTCTCTTGGGACTGCAGTAGGAACAGGTGTTGCAGAGGTTACAGCATCAGGCAATAATATTGCCGCTTCATTAGGAACAGAAACAGTTACAGGATCTTCAGCTGTCACAGCTACAGGAATAGGTTTACAAGCACAGCAAGGTGATGAATCAGCTACTGGTGTCGCTCAATCTGGTTGGGGTCGTGGTGCAAATCAAAGCACAGGGACACTTATTGGATGGAGTGATAACCTTTGGAACATACTAGAGTCAGAATATGCATTTACAGGTAATGCTTTAACTTCTTCAGTAGGTACATCTGTAGCAACAGCAGATGTAAATATCACTCCTACGGGTGTAGGTTTAACTGCTACAAGAGGTCAAATCGGATCAATGGCTGAGGCTGGGTCTTTAGCCATAACGTCATCTATTGGAACTTTTTCTATTACTGGAGACTCACAACTAACTGTTGTAGCTGCTAGTGAACCTGAACTAGATATATCAATTGGAACAACATCTGTACAAATAGGTAAAACAGCTTTCCCTTCAGGTAATGCGCTTACTGCTTCTAGAGGCACAATAACTGCAGTGGGTAATGCGATTGTTACACCAACTGGCGTATCCAACACAGCGTCTTTAGGCACTGAGGTAGCCTCCACTGATGTTAATGTTGTAGGTGTTGGTGGGTTGGTAACTAAAGTTGTTAAAGTAATTAGAAACGCTTCGGACACAGGTAATATTTATGAGATAGATGGTGTTCCACAACCTACATTAGAACTAGCAGAGGGTAATGTTTATAGATTTGATCAGTCAGACAACTCAAACGATGGGCATCCATTGCGCTTCAGTGAGACACCAAATGGTACGCATGGAGGTGGGTCTGAATATACAACTGGCGTAACAACCAACGGAACACCAGGTAATGCAGGTGCTTATACTCAGATAGAAGTAGCTTCAGAAGCTCCAACATTATATTATTATTGTAGTGTTCACTCTGCTATGGGTGGGCAAGCAAATACTCCTGCCGCTGATGCAAACGCTTTTACAGCCACTGGACTTACAAGTTCAATTGGTCAAATAAGTTTTGTAGGTAGTGTTGCTCCAACAATATCAGGAAATGCCTTAACATCATCTTTAGGTGATGAAAGTCAATCCTCAGAGTATGCCTTTTCAGGAGTTTCATTAGCAGGAACTCTTGGAACTTTAACAGCTACTGGAACTTCTACTTTGACACTTACTGGTAATTCTGTTACAAGTTCAACTGGTACTCTACAAGGCACCTTCTGGTCAGAAGTAGATGACTCAAACAGCGATATTAGTTGGACAGAGGTTCACAAAGCTGCATAAAAGTTTTGACAAACTTTAATTTTTAACTTTATATAGGAGATATTATGAGTTCGACATATTCGACAAGTTTGAGAATAGAGCTGCAAGGCACTGGTGAAAATTCAGGAACTTGGGGTACTATTACAAACAATAACTTTTCTCAATCTTTAGAGTTTTCTATTGCTGGTGTTGTTGATGTAGCTTGTGGTGATAATGCAGTTACAACTTTAACAAACGCCGACGGACCACAATCTCAAGCAAACAACCAAGCTAGAAACGCACACATAAGATTAACTGGAGCACACGGAGCTGTAAGAATAGCTCAGTTTCCAGCTACACAAAAAATTTATTTAATTACAAACGCAACAACAGATTCTGGATCTTCAGGTCCTTATGCTATGACAGCAAGACTTGGTTCCTCTGGTAACACTTTAACAATTGAAAACGGCGCTACTAGACTAGTCGCTACTGATGGAACAAACTGGTATGATGTTTTTGCTGGACCAGGAACAGTTACTGCTCCAGTCGATCTTAATGGACAAACATTAACTTTAGATGCGGATGCAGATACTACTATTTCAGCGGCTTCTGATGACGTTATTACATTTAAAGTTGCTAACGCAAATCAATTAACATTATCAGATGGTGCTTTATCACCTTCAACAACAAATGATATTGATCTTGGAACATCATCTTTAGAGTTTAAGGATGCATTCTTTGACGGCACAGTTCGTATGGATGCAATTGGTTTTGGTACTACCTCTATGACATTACCATCAGCTGATGGTACATCAGGACAGTTTTTAAGAACAGATGGATCAGGAACTTTATCTTTTGCAACAGTTTCAACTTCAGTAGCATTTGATGACATAACAGCGGGAGACTCCGCAGTTAATGTTACAACTACATCTGGTAATATTACAATTGACGCTCAAGGTAACGACACTGATATTATATTTAAAGGAACAGATAACACTGCGGATACTACATTTTTAACTATAGATGGTAGTGAGGCAGGCACAGCAACATTTAATTCAGGTGCTGTTTTTGGCGGTGCTGTTTTACCAGCAGCTGATGATACACATGATTTAGGTTCTTCTACTGCTCAGTGGAGAGATATATATACTGGTGACTTAAATTTAAATAACACCAGAACAAGAAATAATGAAGTTGATGGAACTTCAGGTCATTGGACTATTCAAGAGGGCGATGAAAATCTCTTTATTTTGAATAGATTAAATGGTAAAAAATATAAATTTAAATTAGAGGAGATTGCATAATGGCTTTAATTGTAGCAGGCACAACAGTAACAACTGGTGCAAATTTAGACGCAACGAAACTTTCGGGAAATTTACCTGAAATTTCAGGTGCAGATTTAACAAATTTACCAGCTCCAGATGCATCTGCTATAGGGTCAGGAACTGCTGGTCTTAGTTTAGGTGCTGTAGGTAGTTATGCATTAATTAGAGTCGGTGGTGCAGGCGCTCCAACAACTGCAGGAAGTAATGCTAGTGGCTCTCTTGAATATGCTTCGGCTGGTGGTGTTATAAAATCTCAATATGGTACTGGTGCTGGAACAACTCCATCTGGAACTTGGCTAATGGTTGGTTTAGCTGCTTCAGGTTCTAATGAGTCATCAACAACTGTTTGTTTAAGGAGTTCGTAAAATGAGTATAACTTTATTAGCATGCAAAAATCCAAAATGGTTTACTCTTCAAAAAACTAAACGTGATGAAAGTGGTAACGAGGTAAAAGACGAATCAGGTGCAACAATATGGGAAGATGCTGTTGATGAAAATGGTGATAAAATTAAATTGATACACGTAGATTGTCAATGGTCACACTTAGGAGATACTTCTCAACCATTTCAAACTTTTATTGCAAATCCAAATGATCCAGAAAAGCATGGTAGAGATTTATATGCAGCTTTAGTAAATGGTGATCACGGCACTGTAGCTGACGAGTAGATACCTCTCTACTTATTTGTCAAGAAAACAATTTTAAAAAGTTCTGTTGATTTCAAACAAAACATGTTTACATTTGGTTCTCACCAAAATTAACAATCAACAGGAGATAAATATGGATAATGAAGACATAAATAAAGCTATCGCCTACCTTGCAGATAAGGTGAGCAAATATCACGAAAGACTATTAGCTATGGAGAGAGATGTACAAAGACATCTAAAGGACTCCACACAACATTGTTGTGATGATTGTGATTGTAAAAAGTCTTAAGACTTAGGGGTCTGACCCAACATATCTTTTAATGATGGAGCAAATACTTTTACATCTCGCTTAATTTTTTCTGCGGTTGTAGAAGTGTTTGGATCATCTATGTCAGCTTGCATAGCTTCTTCTGATTCATATTCTTGACCAGTATCTATATTTGTAATCGTTGTTTCTGTCTTAACATTATATTTAGGAACTACTCTACCATCTTCTAAAGTAACTGTTCCTATTTGTTCTGCGTTTTTTACTATCGGCATTATATACTCCATCTTAAATTAAAACTCATAATAACCCTGTCCTCATTAGAATTATTTTCTTGTACTTCATGTTGTAACCAAGAAGGAAAAAAAATCAACTCTTTCTCTTTTGGCTCCCACTGCACGCTATGCGCAAGATGCACTGATAAATCTGGATTTCTAGGTGGTTCAAACACCTCCGCTTGTGGCCTTGGTTCAATAAACACTATGTTTCCGCTATTTTTAGGTACTTTTAAATATAAAACTCCAGATAAATAATTAAGAGGATGTGTGTGAACTGTGTTTCTAGCACCTGGTGGATTTATCATACCCCACAATCCTGTCATCTCAGGCCCGTATTTTCTCTCTACATTCAAAGCATCAAAACACTCCTGTGAATGAAAAATTATATCTTGAGTTATTTCTTTAAAATCTTCATGCGCGTACAAATCATCTTTGCTGTGCCAACCTTTGACATTCGATTTTGGATCTCCCACTGAATCTCTTTTTTTTAAATCATATAATTTTTCTACCAAATTATAATCATCCTTAACCTGCGTGGTTAATATTGGAGTAATAAATATACCTTGTAATTTCATTTTAATCCTTTCTAATTTTAGTAATTGTATTCTTTCTTGTTTTTGGGTGCACACCATATTTAATATACAACCAAACAAATTTTAAAATTAATTTTTTCATTTCACCCTTTCTAAAGTTGACCTTTTGTAACCTCCATAAAACTTACAATTATGTGAACTTGGTTAGCAGCGTTGGCCTGCGCTTTTAATACATCAGACTCTTGCAAAACAAGAGGCTGAGATAGTAATTCTGTTGTGGTGTTAGTTGCCACACTTTTTTGTTTAAACAATTCGAAGGTAGCTGAAGACCTAACAACTTCTAGGTCTACTAGTGTTGTGCTTCCTGAATCATTACAAATTAAAATAGATTTTACAACGTCAGTAGTAGGTGGCACAGGTGGTGTAGCACCAGGGTTAGCTGTAGGCACTGTTAGTATGGTTGTTAAATCTGTAGATGTCATATCAACCATTGCACTTTTAAATGTATTAGCCAAGGAAAAAACCCTCCGACTCTGCTTCTTCTCTTAAATCTTGTTGATAGTTTGTATTTAATAAAAGTATTATTTGATCAAGTAACCTAATCATCTGGTCAAATTGACCAGCATCATATTCTGGTGTAGCGTTAGGTAATCTAGTAATCGTAATTTTAGCCATTATCTTCTACCGTCTGGTCTTATTTCTAATTTTTGCGAACCTAATCTCCATGGTGTATCATCTACTGTATTGGTTGTATATCTAATTTTTACTGCTCTACCTCTGCCTCTAACACTTACTTTTTCCGTAGTGCTAGTTATGCTTGCATTTGATGTAACATTAGCAGAAGATTGAGGGTATTGCTCTAATGTAAGTCTAGCAGTCATGGTGTTTGCAAGGTTGCTAAAATCAGGAACTAATTTATTGATAGACATTAACTGATCACCATCGGCTATCTCTACAGAACCTGTTTCTAAAAAGGCTGTAATCGCTGTGCCGTCCGCCTGATTATTACCAGATTCATGTTCATAAATAAAAGAAGCACCTGCAGTCAATCCTAGTATGGTAGATACGTTAGCTGTAGCGCTAGCATTATAT